CAAATTAGTTGCCAGTTCACGTCTCGATTTTGTGGACCACCGTAGTTCATACCAGCTTGGGCAAGATAGCCATCGTAGCCGCCAGTGCCACCAGTTCCTGCGCCTTCGCCTGAATTTTCAGGCCACGATCCAACTCCTGCTCCCATACACGCACAAGTTCCGGCCCATAGTCTGCCTGGTGCTCCTGGTGATCCGCTGCCACATATGTCTGAGATATCCCACCAATCAACCTTAACTGGGGGTGGACTTGGATTTCTCATGTAAAATTCTGGAATTTGATATCCGCCGCCGTATGGATAAGCACAAATCGCATGATATCCAAATTCAAGTGTGAAGCCGTTCGAATTGTGGCCTTCAGGTCCTCCAGAGCCGCCTTCGCCTGTGCGATAAATGCCGCCCATACATTCGCCTTCCCATCCACGGATACCTAGCTGGCTGATACCAGCAGAGCCGCCGCCACCACCTAAAGATGGTGGGTAGCAAGTACGATTTGAATAAGAAGTACAATAAGCTATACAAACACAGTGACAGCAGTTATACTGCCAGGCGCCATTTCCGCATGAAGTTTGTGTTCGACAAAAATCTCCAATGCCTGCACCGCCTGATGCTGTTTGGTTTCTGTATCCACATGCATTTCTTGCATTGCCGCCTTTCAGATGCTTTGGTGACCCAGCACTTGCTCCGCCTACTGCTAACATGTTACAGCAGTTTGACGAGCCTTCGTTAGCGTTCTTGTATGCATACACTATGCAATAACCGCAACAAGTAGTATCGGTAATGTGAGTACAACTACCACAATAATGACTGTATGATCCTTGGCAATAGTTACAAGTATAACCAGCGTCGCCGCCGCATGAGTTCCAATCGCCGCCTGATGCTCCACCTGGTGTACAGCAAGTTGCGCCGCCAGCTGTGTGTACAGGAGTGCCATTACACGACACTGTTGAATCTTCTTGTTGTTTGCCTACAATAACACAAAGTGTTGTGCCTGAACCTGTTGCCATACATTTTTCAGAATAGCCGCCTCCTGCTCCGCCATATGAGCAACAAGTCGTTGTTGGGTGTACGGCTTTTCCGCCTCCGCCAACTATAACACTTCTAGCACATGTAACGCCTGCTGGAGCTGTCCATGTATAAGCACCTGGTTCTTTATATACAGCTTTATACTGCCAACACTGTTTTCCATCGTAGTAGACTTTTGCACCAGGTTGCCCTGTAGCAGTCTTTTCTGCAACTGTTATATCTAAATTTACTGGTACAAAACGTCCCATATTAATAACTCCTAATGTTTATGCTGCTGATGTTTCTATACCGTATGCTACAACACTAACGTTAATTACGTCCGAATATACCACAAATCTCTGTGTTGCTGCCAGTGCTAGTCCAGTTCTTTCAAGGACTGCTTTTGCTGGAATGCTAACATCGTATTCTATATATTCAGCATTTGTGGGAGTATCTGTTGCAGCAATTGCTAGACGTACCACTGCTGCTGATGCGCCTCTATTTAATATGTTTACACTAGCTACTGCAAAATTGTCTGCTGGAACTGTATAAATTGTAGTAAGGGTAGCTGCGGATAAATCTGCTGGTGTACCTAATCTGCCTGATGCCATTTTCTAAATCTCCGTTTATCTTAATAAGAAAAAGTTTAACGCTAACGGTGTACCGTCAACACCACCCTTAAACTTTACTTTAGTATTTATGTCTATAGGAACATTTCCCGTAGAGGTTATTACATTACTTGAAATCTCAACAGTACCAGCAGTTAGTTTGTTAACATTTAGTGAACTGCCTCCTCCGCCAATTTGTCCTTCTAAGTAAGTCTTAATTGCTTTTTGTGTAGGAACAATATTATCGCTGTTAGCAGCAAACGTGCCGTCTGTACTAAATTCGCTAATTGAAGTGTTTGAACTTCCTAATGACACTGAACCTAATTGTAGTTCTTGCAAGCCAGCTAAGTTAAAGGCATCAGCATTTAGTGTTGAACTACCTGTTGCTTGTTCTACGCTAAACAAGTCACCAACTCTAAAGTTACCGTCTTGGTCAGTACTTGTGTAGAATACACGACCGCCTCCTGCTTCAACTGCTTCACTAGCTTGTAATGGAACATTGCTAGGCGTTCCTGGATAGTTAGTATCTGCAAAGTTACCAGTGCCAATGTCTAAGAAATCGTGTCCTGTTAGACGTACTTGAGAATAACGAATACGCATTTCTAACGCATCAGTCTGCTCAGGAGCAGCAGGGATTGTTATTGCAGGACTTATTTGCAATCTTGCAGTATAAGGTCCTGAACCTAATAACTCTGTTACAGTAACTAGTTTATAAATTGTTCCATCAAGATTAAATTCAACATTTGATCCTGCAACTGGAATTGCTGTTAACGCAGCAACATTAATAAATTTGCCGTCTTGGTATTGATCTTTATACCCATCACCTGCAACTGTTGCAGTAGAAGTACTAAACCCTGTTCCTCGAGCATTAAATGTTGGTGTTGCTAACGCTCCGTCACCTGTTCTTACAGTAACAGTTGCTTCGACAGTATTCGCCGGATCAACAATAGTCATTGTAGGAAGAGAAGTATATCCTGAGCCAGGCTCAAGAAGTACTATTTTTGCAATCTCGCCGGCACTAGTTGGTCTACTTCTAGCTTTTGTAGTAGCAATATTTCCAAACGTTTGTGCGGCGAATCCAGCAGCCCCTGGTATAGTTACTATTGGTGCATCACCATAGCTTTCGGATACTCCCCCAATCGCACCAACCCATGTTGGTCCTGCTGTCGTGTGCGCAACAAATGCCCATACGTTGCCGCCGTCAACGCTAGAAGTTCTAGTCGTCCAAGTAACACCGTCTTCACTAGTTTTTATTCTCCAGAAGTTAGGAGTATAACCTTGTGCTACAAACAAACCTTGCCCGTAACTAAGTTGTTGTATAGAACCTAATGTAGCTGCTGCATTATTTGTGAATGTAATACCATCTGTACTATATGCAAGTTGGCTACCAAGTCCGGCAACTACCCAAATATTATTACCAAATGTAACATCTCTATAACCATCTGTTTGTGATGGCATAGTACATGCAGTCCATGCAGTACCACTATTTGTTGAGTAATAAGAACTATCTGTAGTAGTGTTGGAAGATATAGCTACCCATTTGCCTGCACCGTATGCAACACCTTGATATCCATTTGCGTCGTTTGGTGTAGCTAAGGAAGTAGCACCTACCCATGTATTACCGTTAGATGTTGTTGCAATTTCGCCTGAACGTGCAACTGCCATAAATGTGCCAGCTCCGTATCCTATTGATTCCCATATTACATTAGCCGGAAGAGTCATTCCGGTCCAAGTAGCACCGTTATCTGTACTATATGCACCAGCAGTTGATGCTCCGGTATTACTTGGAATTGTTAACCAGTATGTAGTTCCTGCAATATCGCCTACTGCAATTTGTTCCATGTTGGCTGGCAGTGTTCCACCTGCTACCCATGTTGCTCCGCCATCGCTACTTACGTCGGTTTCAGTGCCACCAATAGCAAGAACAGTATCGCCGTACGCTGCTATATCATTATTTGTTTTTGAAGTTGACATTGTCCTTGAAGTGGTTGTAAATGTAGGTGAAGTAAATTCTATTGTTGGTTCAACTTGATACAATGATGTTAAATCTAAAGTAGCTTGTGATACAGTTCCTAGCACAATGTTATTCCAACCTGCAACACCATATCTGTTTTCTACTGTTGCAATTTTAGTGCCTGAATCGTATGTAGCAATTTTACCATACTGTCCTACGCCTTTGCCAGCTTTGATGTACACAGTCATTCCTACATAATCAGGAGATCCTACACCATCTGTTGCTGATAAAGTAATACTTGTAGTGTTACCAGTTTGTGCATAAGATTCTGCGAAGCCGTAGTCAGTACCTGCTGTTAACATTCTAACTTCAAATACTGCTTTGTCACGAATTTCGTTTCCAACTACAGTATGACCAGAGCCAGTTGTAAATGTATACACGTTATTTGATGTAGTATAATTAGTGCCAGCGTTACTATATTCAACGCCAAGTAAGCTAGTAGCATTTGTTTGTACCAAATCGATCGTTGCTTCGTAAACTCTGTTATCAACAGTACCTGTAATTTGAGTTTCAGTAGCGTCAACGCCTTCAGCTACAGTACCGAAAGTACCATATGAGCTGTTACCATTTGTTGCACGAATCTTTCCGCCAGCTTCTGCAAGGTATCCGATGTGACCATAGTACGAGAACACACTAACAAGTTCTGCTCTGCCTAAGTTAGTAACCCATGCACCAATGCCGTCTGATATAATCTGTGTAAAGTCGTTTGCAACAATACTATCATTGCCGCCCGCATGCAAGTCGCCGTCTACTTTTAGACCAATACAGCCTGTGCCGAAGTTAGTTACGTTTTGTACATATGGAGATTTGTTTGTAATCCATGCGAACGTATCAGCTGTGCCGTATCCTGGATCAAGACTTACAAATGCTCCTGCTGTCGGACGCTTAGTTCCTAATGCATTTGCACTTCCTAATGTACCTGTTAATCCAGTTAATGTACAGTTTCTTAAACCAGTGCCATTACGTAAGTAGAACATGTCTTCTAGTAATGATCCGTTAACAGCATTTACATAATAACGTGCGTATAGTAGTGATTTATAATTACCTGTATAAATCATATCATATTTGATAGCATCGAGATATCTATCAATATCTCTTGCACATTTAGCAGCATCAAATGTATATGATGGATGTGTTACTGCTATGTAAGCGTTAATTTCTGCTTTTATAAATTCTCTATTTGCTTCAATCGACTGCACAGCATATGTGTAATCTGTTGTTGTATTTGGAGTATTTGTGCCGTAAGTTACAGGAACTGTCGAGTCACCTGAAGCTCCATTTACACCCCAGTCTACATAGTCAGATATCTGTTGTACTAATTCTGTTGCAAATGCTCCAGCAGCCGCGGTTCCTATTAATGGGGCCATATCAATTGGATTGAGTGCATTACCGGTAGATTTGGTAATATTACTCGGGTCAGTTACAATATCGGTCATGATTGTTTGTAATCTAGACAAGCCGTCAATACTATAAGGAGTATCAGCTGCTGGTACTAGTCCAACTGGGCTTGGTGCCATTCTTGTTGAACGCAATTCGTCACCAACAACAGCAGTATCCCTTGGTACAACTATAGGCAATACTTCTGCATATTGTCCTGTTTTTACAAAAACCGTATTTTGTGTTCTGTGTATTGCAGGAAGTGTAGCTGTATTAACTGCCGTAAGTGTAGTAGTAATAATTCCTGTTAGTGATGTAGCTTCAGCAGATGCTTCTGATTCAGCAACAATACCACTAATTGTTTGTGCTGTAATAGCACCTACTGTAGTGTAAGTAATTGCCCCTGCGCCGTTATCAAGAACATATTTAATTACTGTCAACCCATGATTAATACCTGTAATTGTATCAGCAATTTCGCCTGCGATAGATGCCAATAATGTAGTAGCATCAGTAAAATATGTTAATGTTGCTTCTCTTATTCTTACGTTTCCGCCTGTGCGTAAATCTTTTATAATTGCGTCAATTACTTGACCCATATCTCTTCTGCAAGTTTCCTTGTTAGTTAATGCACCATTTGCTGCATAAATTGTTTCAACAATCTCTTCTGCAATATAGCCTCTGTTTAATTCAAGTAGTCTAGCAGCTTTATCTCTTACAATACCTTTTGCAACTTGCTCAGTTGCGAAACGAACTGTTTTAAAAGTCCTGTCAGTAGTATATCCAAATCCAGCAGCGTCGGTGCCTGTTGGAGACACGTAATATACATTATTGATATCTCCCCAACGATCCCAAGTTACGTTATCATCTTTGATTACAAGAACATCGCCTTCGTTGCCAATAGGTAATCTTGCTGGGCCTGCTCCTGCATATGTAACTAAGTCGCCAGCAGTAGTAAGTGTTGCAACACTAGAACCAGCAGCTAGTAAATTCCATTCACTACCGTCTAAATCTTGATCTGGTCTGTTTTGTAATGTTGTTTCGTCTGAAGTGTGAGTTAGTACACAAACATAAGTGTTGTCTCCATGCCTAGCAGTATCTCCAAGTTCGTATACAGTAGCGTCAGCCCAAGTACCTTGCCATTTATACCCGTAGTTTAAACGCTGCCAGAAAGTTGCGGAAGGTGGTTTATTACCTGCGGCACTAGTATGATCACCAGTAGCTAGATACGAGTAGCCGTTTAGTCTTACAATATCGCCTATTTTGTAGGCTGTGGCATCGACATAATCGCCGATGAATTTAAATCCTGTTGAAAACAAGTCCCAATTAGTTAATGCTGTAGGAACACTGTTTGAATGGTTAACTGTTGCAACATACTGGTTACCACCATAAGCTACAACATCGCCTGGTTGATAAACTGTAGAATTTGACCAACTGTCTTCAAATTCTAGACCTTCAACAAATTGTGCCCAGTAGCCAGAATCTTCGTCTGCTTCAAAAGTAGTTCCAGCATCTGAAGTATGCGGAAGTACGGCAATCCAAAGTCCGCCGCCGTATTTGACAACATCATTTTTCTTATATCTTACTGAAGCATTTGACCAAGTAGCTTTGTAATCAAAACTTTGAATTACAATATCCCACTTAGATTGATCTGCTTCTAAACCAAGTGTAATGTTTGCTGCTGAAGAGTGGCTAGTTTTACATCTATATACAGTACCGCCGTATTTTGCAACATCGCCTAATTTGTAATAAGTGTTAATAGCCCAGTCTGTCTTCCAATCAAAAGATGCAACAGCAAAAGCATCCCATTTAGATTGATCGTCTTCAAGGTAAGTCTGAGAAGTATGTCCAGTAATACAAATATATATTAAGCTGCCCCATTTTACAGTGTCGCCTACTTTATAGTAAGTTGCTCCTGCCCATGTATTTTTCCACTCTTGACCATCGCTAACTAAATTCCATTTAATTGCTGTCAAATCAGTGTAAAAGTTTACATTCGATGCATGTCCTGCCACACAAATATATGTTTTACCACCATAACGTACAACATCATCGATGTAGTATGTTGTACTAGAATCCCATTCATTTTTCCAAACAAACTTAATTCTTCCTAACTTAAATTCTGCCATTTTTAACTCCAGTTAATAACACTTGTATATATTTATCAGTTTATCGCTTTGCTGCCATAGCCATTGCGATCATCATTTCGTCTAACGTACCATCTTTAAAATTCATTTTGACAGGTACATCTATTGTTGGCACACTTGCCGAAACATCACTGCCTGATATTGTAATTTGTCCCATAGTAATTTCGTTTACGTTTACATCTGCACCACCACCGCCAATTCTACTTTGAATAAATGTAGCAATTGCACGTTGCGTTGGAACAATATTATTTGAATTGGCACTAAATGTTGCATCTGTACTAAATTCTCTAACGACAGCTCCTGTGCCGCCTAATATAACTCCGCCGAGTCTTAGTTCTTCAAGTCCTGACAAACTAAACGAATCTGCATCTAGTGTAACAATACCTGTTGCTTGTTCAACTTTAAATAACTCGCCTACTCTAAAGTTACCGTCTTGGTCAGTACTTGTGTAGAATACACGGCCACCACCAGATTCAAAGATTTCATTTTCAGGTGATATTACTGATCCAACGTTGTTTGGGTAATTTGCGTCGCCGATATTACCGATTCCAATATCTAGAAAATCGTGTCCTGTTAGTCGTACTTGGCTATAACTTTCTCTAATTGTTACAGCAACGTTATCTTCAGGAGCGTTCCAAGTCTTTAACGCCGGTGAAATTCTAATTTTAGCACTAATATTAGGCGCTGTTCCGGTTACGTCACTAGCTAATACAAGTCTGTATACAGTAGAGTCACCAGCAATTTCAAAGTTAGCGCCTGGTCCAGGCTCGAGACTTAATCCCGACACCCATAGAAATTTGCCTGTTTGATATGAATCTTGATATCCCGTTCCAGTTAGTGTGGCAGATGCTGTTAAGAATCCTGTTCCTCTATTACTGAAAGTTGGTTGAGTTAAAACTCCGTCTGCAACTCTTACAGTCCATGTTCCATCAGATGTGGTATTTGGGTCTGTAATAGTAATAGTTGGAGGAGATCCACTTGCATATCCAGATCCTGGATTTACTATTCTAAATCCAGCAATTCTTCCAGATGCAACACCAACTCTAAGAATTGCAGTGCCTGTGCTTACTATAACTCTAGGTTCGATTTGATATCTAGAAGTTGTGTTTGGTGCCACAGTAGCTATTCCTGTCCAATGGTTCCATCCAGCTGTTCCGTCTGATTCTTTAGCCATTGTTGCAACTTTTGTTGTACTATTATATGCAGTAACATAACCGTATTGTCCTGCGCCAGCACCTGAAGTTACAACTATTCTCATTCCTAAATAATTAGCTTCTACATTTTCGTCGCCTTGACTAAGTGTAATTGTAGAAGTAGTTCCATCTTGTGCATTATTTGCAATAAAAATATAGCCAGTTCCGCCGGGGGTTGTGGTAGAATCAGGAGCAGTTAATCTTACTTCAAAAATGCCTCCGTTAACTACATTTGCTGTTGCTACTGTTGCGCCAGCTCCACTTCCTGCAAACACATAAGTTGTGCTTGCGTCATATCCTATGCCTGCATTTTCGTATTCTAGTGCAAGTATATTATTGCCATCAGTAGTTATAAACCCTACTGTTGCTTCTTGTGAAAAATTATTAATGTTGCCAGTAATTGGAGTTTCAGATGCAGCAACACCTTCGGATACAGAACCGTATGTACCATAAGAATTATTGCCGTTTGTTCCTCTAATTTGTCCGCCTGCTTCTGAAAGATAGCCAACATGGCAATAATAAGTAAACACACTAACAAGCTCTGATCTACCTTGTCCCGTTACCCATACTCCGATGCCATCTGATATAATTTGTGTGAAGTCGTTTGCAACAATACTATCATTGCCGCCATCATGTAATGCGCCGTCTATTTTTAGACCTGTACACCCCGTGCCAAAAGTTGAAACATTTTGTACATACGGTGATTTGTTTGTAATATGTACAGTAGTATCTGTAGGGCCGGCACCTGGATCAAGACTTACAAAAGCTGTATTAGTAGCTGGACGTTTGGTTCCGTACGAGTTTGCATCACCAAGTGTAGTGTTAAGTCCTTGCAACGTACAGTTTCTTAATCCAGTTCCGTTTCTCATATAAAACATATTAGAAGCTTCATATCCAGAAGCTGGCATAATTACTGTGCTACGTAATTCATCACCAATAATAGCTGTATTTTGAGGAACAGATATAGGTAAAATTTCCTTATAAATTCCAGTTTTAACAAATACAGTAGCATTATTTGTTGAAGTATCTATATTGGTACGAATGTATTCACATGCATATGCAACAGTAAGAAACGGACGGTTTAATGTTGTGCCCGAGTTATTTGAGTCTGTGCCATTAGGTGCTACATAGTATACATTAGTAGTATCGCCGAACAAGTCCCATTCTAATGTTGTTCCTGTACTAGATACTCTTAGAGCACTGTCTTCAACTCCTTTTCCTAATCTTGCTTTGGCGCCAGACTGATATGTTAACAAATCACCTTGCTCTGCCATTACGTTGTTTAAGTCGCCTTCGACATGCATTGTCCAAAAAGTTGCAGAGCCTGCAACATCTGTGTCAGGTCTTTTTCCAGCATCTGCTACGTGTGCAAGTATACATCTATATGTATGAGAACCGTAAGTAGAAAGATCTCCAAGACTATATGAAGTAGATACAACCCATAGTCCGGCCCACTTTTCGCCTGGTATAACTACTCTCCAAAAAGATGCGTTAGGTGGCGTTTGTCCAACATTGTCAGCAATAGCTTCGTAAACGTATCCGTTCAATCTTACTACATTGCCTGGATTATACGCACTTGCCACAAGCCAATCTTGATTAAAGTTGAATCTTTCAGAAACTACGCTCCAGTCATCTGTATTTCCTGGAGGAGTAACACCTACATTATTTCGTACTGCTCTGTAACTATATCCACCGTAACTTATAACATCACCTTGTTGGTAAGATACAGTTATATCCCAAATGTTATCAAACTCTAGTCCGTCTAAATATATAGACCAGTTAGCTATATCAGCATTAAACGCTGTTGAAGTATGTAATGCAGTAGATTTCCATAATGATCCGCCGAATTTTACAACATCATTAATTTTATATTGTGTGTTTGTAAGCCAATCAATTTTATAATCAACTTCTTGAATTACTATTTCCCAGTTGCTATAGTCTACTGAAAACAATGGATTTGAAGTGTGTGCTATGATACAACGATATATTGTTCCGCCAAATTTAACTAAATCGTTAACTAAGTACCGTGTAGTCGATAGCCAATTATTAGTCCAGTTGTCTGAACTAGATACTACAATCCAATCTTGGATGTCATTTTCTAAACCTAATAATGTTGTAGCCGCGCTTGTGTGCGAACGTCGACATCTATATACTGTGCCGCCATAAACTACAACATCGTCTTCATTATATAATGTAGATATAGTCCATACAGAACTAAATGCCGAGCCTTCCATCATTAATTCTAATTTAGAATTTAATATTGTAGTAATACTATTACCAGCATTAGGCGTAGCTGTTTCAGATGTATAATAATATAAAGTTGCAGGAGTGTACTGATCTACAGTAATTCTTAATTCTCTGCGAGCTGTTCCAGCGTCACCAAATGTTGCCGAAGCATATACAGCATTACTAACTTCTACTCTGTTTATGTAATACTTAACATTTCCAAGATATGCTACGCCGCCGCCAGTGTTACTACCATCAGATATTGTACTTAAATGTATTGGTTTTTCTGTGCCTGCAATATTAGTGCCAGAATCTTGATTAAATATATACGTTCTGCCACGTCTTAGTTCTAAGGTTTGCTGTTCTCTTCCATTTATAAAAAATACATCAGCTGTGTCACCTGTATTTCTTCCAACTGTTACTGTTAAATCAGTAGGATCTAATCCAAAATCAGTATAAAAGCTACTAGAACTAGTATGTGTTTCGGTTATTACAAATGTACTGCTGCCATATCTAACTACATCATCTTTAGTGTAATTAGTTGCCGCGGCCCAATCGCCTTTCCAGTTATATCGTATACGATTTAATTTAAACTCTGCCATGTTATTTTCCTATTTTAACCTTCTGAACTAGTGCCTGTTGGGTATGTATATGCTTTATTTAACCTTACTACAAGTTCGCCTTCTGCGTTAACATAGTAATACATCTCTCTATTATCCCACCTAAATTGTTCGTAATTTAAGTTAGCGTAAACTAAATTATGATAAACATCTCTGCCTTCATAATAATCTTGTCCTTCTTCAAAATCAGTAAAGTTATTAGATGCTTCACCTGGCTTATTCATTACTATGTCATCAGATGCACTTAATTGATCTGATCTTCCTAGAAATAATTCACCTTCGTCTGTTCTACGTAATCCGTATAAAAATCTAGAAGTTACACTATTTTGCAAATAATCACTTGCGCTATATCCTACATAATTACTCATAATCTATTCCTTATACAATATCTACATAACTTATAATAGCATCATAACCTGCGTCTTGGTCTGCTATTAATAATAACTGGTTGTCGGGTGCAAGAATTAATTTCTCTCCTGCGCTTAATGCTCTCAAACTAGATCCTGGCGGTATCAATACATCTTTCAAAAAGTATCCTACGACACTATCATCTGATTTAACCATAATACTTGCATATATTATACCGCTAGTAATGTTTGCAAGACTTATACTTACAATAGTACTTCTGGTAGCTGCATTAGTTTCTATTGCAATTATAGGCGAGATTCCTACTTCCTTAATTACTTTATTTTTAAATGTTGTTGCCATCTTATTTTATCCTAATGTTAGTACGTATTCAATTGCAAGATCTTCTGCGGCAGCGAATGTAATCGCGCCTGAGGCGCCTGCTACAGATACCCAGCTATTGCCGTCCCATATTTCTAAATAACCTTGTTCGGTATTGAAACGAGTCATACCAGTTTCTCGGTATGCCGAAGCAGGACGCTGTCCACTATTTCCAGTAGGAACAACAAATCCGTTTGTTCCTTCTATCTTAAAGTAACCACTGCCTGCTTGTTGAAAGTTTAATATTCCATCTACTTCAGTATTTGTTATAGTAGAATCTTTAAATGCAATATTATCAATAACAACTGATCCTGTTCCGTTAGCACTTAGTGCTAAATCAGTGTCGGCTGTTTCAGTTGTTATCGTATTACCGTCAATACTTATGTCATCGACTTCTATTCTCGGAGTTTCTAATTTATTTGCATCAATTGTAGTAACTACACTATCTTGAATGTAGAATCTAATTATGCCATCGTTTGCGCCAGGAGTAAGTTCTGCTGTAATGCGTGTGTCTAAATCTAAATCGTAAACACCGTTAAGTGCCATCCAGTTGCCGTCATAGCCTTCGTACAATGCTGTTTCAGTATTATACCGAATCATACCAGTCGCTGGTGTAGGCCTAGCTGCTGTGTTACCCTTTGGCAATTGTAGCGCACTTGTGGAATTAATTCTAACTGTGCCGCTATCTGCGTCTAAGTTAATATCTCCACTTAAACTTTGAATAGTGTTTCCACTAAAACGTAAATTTCCAGTATCGAGTCTGTCTCCAGTAATAGTCGTAGTGCTAGCACCAGTAGTAATTGTTAAGCCTTGAGTAGTATTAATATTAAATGTCGAACTACCAAAGTCTACTGTGCCGTCTGCTTGGTTAACATAAAACAAATCACCAACTCTAAAGTCACCTTTGTGATCTACACTACTATATCTTATTTGTGCATTGCTTAATTCAACAACTTCATTTGCTTGTATTACGTCGCCTTCGTCGTTGTCGATTTCTTTGCCTACGCCAATGTATGCTAAGTTTTGACTAATCAAGTACATTAGTACACCTGGGCCGTCTCCTACAATACCGTAGTTGCCGTATACACAAGCACTTGCAATTGCACGTACTTCTGCACCAAATTCTGTTTGATCTGCTAGTGTTACAAACGAAGCTGTTGCGCCATTACTAAATCTTAAATCTTGCGAGTTAAGTGTATCATCTGTGAATGTGCTGGCACCGTCGGCTGCATTATTAAAGTGTAATAATAATTTAGTGTTGTTGTCGCTTACAAATGCCGATAGAGGAGCAACAAAGACTGCTGTATATCTTGCTAGTCCTTTAGTAACTCTAAATTCATCTATATAACCGTTGAGCTTATTTGCACCGTTCCAGTCTGCGCCAATTACTAGAGGCTTTGCAACATCATAGTCTTCTGGTGTTATTGTCCAAGTGCCTTCTACTGCGCCGTTTAAAAATAACTTTGTATCATTACCGCTGCGACTAACTGCAATGTGATACCACGTTGCTGTTGTTAATGTTGATCCTGTAATTCTATCTGCGTTGTAAGAATAAAACCGTAATTCACCGTCTGAGTGTACATAAACTTGTGGAGCAACATCTGTTGCTGCGCCTGCTCTAAAATCAAATAATGACTGTACAGCCGATACACTATCAAAGTAAAACCAACCTTCAACAGTATAATTGCCAGCGCCAAAGCCAAAGTCATTGTTGCTTACTACGCTTAAATAATCAGTCGAGCCGTTAAGTTCTAAACTACTTGATCCAAACTTTTTAACAGTTGTATCAGTTGTCGGTGTTCCTGTTTTGGTTATTGTTTTTCCGCCTCGATCACCAGCAGTTACTAATCCTGTTAAGTTGCCGTCTACATAAAACTTACCATCTGCGTCAACACCATTAATAGTGCCTGTTGCAAGAACAGTAATTCCATCTGTGTCGTAATAACTAAATGTGTTTGTGTCTACAATAGTGCCAGTTAAACCTGTAACTCTAACTGCTGTCTTACCTGCGCCACGTAAACCTGTTGCTCCGTCTACACCATATATGCCACGATTAGCAAAGTATGTAAAGCTGTTAAGCCATTCTACTCTAGCTCCGTTAGTTATTGTAATAGCGTCTACGCCAGGTGTAATAAACGTGGCACTATGGAACAGCATTGTTGCTTCCAAGCTTGTAGCGCCCGCTACGGACCCGTCTATGTACGCTCCTTTACCAGCATCGCCCTGCGCAAATCCTCTTGGATCTCCTGACGGAGTAACACTACCCATTGTAATTACACTAAGGTTTCTCATGTAAGGTGAACGGTTATTTCCTGATACTGCAAAGCCTGGTGCAAACTTAAATGCGTAACCTGTGTAAAATCCTGAAATAGTTAAGTCTTCAATTGTTGCGCCTGCATTAACTAAAAATGCATCATTACTATTTGTTCCAGCAGTTGGAGTAATGTTAACTCCACGCATAGTGTGACCTTTTACAGTTACGCCTGCAGGAACAGTCATTGGGAATATCTCTTGATAAACTCCTGGGTAAATGTGAATTGTGTCGCCACTAGTTGCTTGTGTTAGTGCAAACTTTAATGAACCGTATGGATCATTAGGATGATCACCTGAATAACTATCTAGTCCGTTTTCTGCAACATAAAATATATTGCCTTGACGTAGAGCAACATCTATGCCGTCGACTACAATTGCTGCTGTAGTAACTGTGCCGGCATAAAAGTTTTGTGTTCTAACATCCGCCCACTGCTTTGTAGCACTACCTAAGCTATAAGTATTAGTAGCATCTGGAATAATGTCTGAATTAATTTCTGCGTTAAATGTAACGTTGTCAGTATTTGCGTCACCAATAGTAATGTTGCCGTCTGATGTAATATTACCTGTTGCTGTAATATTACCTGTCACATTAGTGTTGGCAAATATTTCTACTGTGCCTGTGCCGTTCGGATTAAATTCAATGTTTGCGTTAGTTTCGTTTGTACTAATAACATTGTTTTCTAAATCTAAACTATCAATAACTAGTTTGTTTTGATATACAACATTATCATCAGTTCCTAATGTAAGTGTATTAGAAGTTGTTGAAATTGTGTTTCCGGTAATATTTACATCAGCAATCTGTGCGCTGGTTGTAGATATTAAATTTTGTGTTTGTGTTGTTCCGCCAACGTCTAAGTCGTATTGTGGTAATACGGGGTTATTTACGTCGTCGCCGTTTAATCCGAGATTAATGCCTACACGGTTATTATTAACATCTAATAATAGTAAGTCGTTCTCAAAAGCTAAGTTTACTCCTTGGCGAAGTAAGTTTGCCTTTAAGAGCGGACCACTAATGCGACCTATAGCCATCTCTTCTCCTTAAACGGGGATCCTGTCCCTCTAGCCAAATTCTCAGTCTTTCGACTCTTTGCTGGTTAACCACAGTATGAACTGCAAAACAAGGGTCGCTGCTCTGCATTAATAGTATTTATCGTTTTGGAGAATTATCCTAGTACAAGGATGTATAAATCAACTAGTTCTTTTAAGACGTCATCAGTAACTTCTTCGCCTTCGCCTGCACTACGCTGCCAAGCTGAAGTCTCTCCGTTGTATGTTTCTAAATATTCACTTCCAGAAGATTCTGTATTATATCTAGTTTCACCTGACACCGGAGAACTATTTCTATCTGCAATAGGACCAATAGGAATAACTAATCCTGTAGTACTATTAAATTTTACATATCCTCTGTTAGTAGAAGATACTGTTAATAAATTATTACTAGAATTAGAAAAGTTATTTTCTTTTATATTAAAATCAAATACATCAACTACGTTTGTAGCAGTAGTTCTAACAATATTTAAGTCTGAATTTGCAACTGTTGTAGAGATAAGGTTATTATCAAACAATACGTTGCCTGTTGAAAGGCCATGTAAATTAGTACTGTTACTATCAATAGAACCTACTTGAGCGCCTGCTGCTGTTAATATAATAGTATTATTAGTATCGTGGGCGTCAATGCCTTCTTGTCTATCACTTGAGTATATGCCACCGAAACTTAAATTACCTGCCGAGAAGCCTTCAAATAAATCTGTTTGTGTATTATATCTAATATCGGCTGGTTCATTATTGCGCTGGATATCAGTACCTCTACTAACAATTAATGCTGCATTATTATCAGTATTAAACAATTCTGTAGTAGGTGATAAATTTAAATCTCCGTCAATGGTAGTAACAGTATTGCCAGTTAATCTTATATTACTAGCATCAATCCTACTGCCGTCAATATAAGTTGACCCGGCGCCGTTATTTACAGTTATTGATCCAATGCCACTGAAGTCAACTGTGTCGGCATTAATACTGGTCTCTCCAGTTTCATAGTCTACAAAGAAATTATCACCGACTCTAAATGTACCAGCGGCGTCAGTACTTGTGTACACAATATTGCCTGCGTTTAATTCAA